GGGTCGGCTTTGTTTGTCGTGAGGCTGGTGTCGTCGGCGCTGTCATCCCCGTCGGTTTTCGTGACGAACCTGCTGCGCACGTTGCGGGTCTGGAGGGGCTGGTTCTCTATGGCCCGGCCGTGAACGGCATTGATCTGGGAGGGGTAGTCGGGGCCAGCGGTGATCTCTGCGCGAGTCGGCAGCAGTGCCGTGGACGCGACGGCCGGCAGGAACATGATCCTGGTGAGTGTCTTGCGATTGAACCTGGCCATATCGGTGGGCCCCTTGAATCCGGGCCCGGCCTGGGCCCATGCGCGGATTGGTGTGGCGGCCACCTCAAGGGGTGGCGTCCGCGTGGGGTCCCGCCGCGGTGCGGTGAAGTCCGCCTGGTTCAGGCGGCGCTGTCCAGGTAGAACCTGAACCGGATCACATAGCTGATGATGGCATCGTTCGGGTCGGACGTTGCCCCTACCTCGGTAGCCTCCCGCCGGTAGCAGGTGGCGCCGGGGATCGTGAGGGGGTGCAGGTAGCCGGGTGCACCGTTCGCGGCGCGGGCGACGACGGCACGGGCTTTGTCGGTCAGCCACTCGACTTGCTCAACGGTGCCGCGGCTGCCGGGTCGCGCGGGGTCCGGCCCGGACACGAGCGTGGCCTGGTAGACGCTGACGGCCGTTCGGTGGGCGTCGCCGAGCGTCTGGTCGTCGGTGGTGTGGTCGAGGGGGTAGAGCAGCGTGTACGGCGGCGGGTACGCCTTGCCTGTGGCTGGGTTGATGGGCACGGTGAGCTGGCCGACCGGTTTACCGGTGACGGCTCCCAGCAGCTGTTCGACGGCCTTGGTGACGAGCTGACGCTGGATCATCAGCCGCTCCCGAAGATGTCGTCGAGCGCGGAACGAAATGCCTGCTCGTACTGGGATGACAGCTCATTCACGGCTGGCTCTACGTGCGGGAACGGCGGCTGGAAGTAGTGGCGGCCGATGCTGTCCGTCATGTCGTAGAAGCCGAACTCCAGGCGCCGGCCCTGCGGCTTGCGGGTGCCGACTTCGGAGCCGCCGCCATCTGGGACAGGGAAGGGCTCGGCCTTCCATGAGGGTCGGTACTGGTCTTCGATGACGTTCGGGCCGGGGCGCCCGGAGGCGTTCTCCATGATGAGGGCGCGCAGTAGTCGAGCTTGCCTGTGCACGACATCCTCCACCTCAGGGCCGACGCGGTCCGCGGCCTGACCCAGGCGGTCGGCGAGTTCCCCGAGGTCCATCAGGCGCTCCCCTCGCGGGTCTGCTGGACCTGGTCCAGGGAGGTGATGCGTACAGCGCTGAGGGTGCCCGCGACTCCGGGGTCGGTGACGCGCCACTGTCGGCCGAGTAGCGCCAGGTCCCCGCCGGGGTGGATGGCGACGACGGTGACGAGCATGTCCCGCTCGGCGATCGGCGCGGACAGTGGGGTGAGGGCTCGGTATCGGCTGGTGGTCTCGTCGGACCAGGGCAGGTTGGGCAACGGGAGGGAGCTGACGCCACCGGGGCTGCTGGCCACCTGCACGGCACCGCGGCCCTCGTAGACGACCTCATCGCGCGGGTAGACGTACTGGCCCGTGTCCTGGTCGAACACCGGATCGCCGACGCCCGGCCGGGAGAACTGCACCGTGTCGAGGAGGACGAGGTCCTCGACAACTCGGGCAATGGCGGTGAGGTCGATACCCGTCACCTGTCCACCTCCTGCGCCCATTCGGCGAGGGTCTGGAGCATGGCTCGGGCTGTTGCGCCCTTGCCGCCGCCGTAGTCGGAGCGGTTGAGCGCGGCCCGGTCCAGCTCGGCGGGGTCGACCTGTGCGAGGAACGCCGCGACGATCTGCCCGACGGGCTGCTCGACCGCGACGGAGACGCGCGCCAGGCCCTCCCACACGGCGCCTTCGGGCTGGCGGGTGTGCAGGACGAGGGTGGGGAGGGCGTCGGCGATGGAGTGGTGAAGTGTGTAGCCGGTGACCTGCTCACCGGGGAGCTCCTGGCCGTCCAGGCGTATGGAGGCGTGGCCGGGCTGCGCGTCGATGCGGACGCCGCGCGCCTGCGGCTGGTCGTCGCTCATAGCCGGGCTCCGGATTCGATGTCGGTGCGGCCTGTGAGGTCGAGGCGGGGCAGGAATTCCCGTACACAGTGGGCGTGACTCAGGGGGTGGGCGAGGGCGTCGGCGATGGTGCGGACGGTGCGGTTGGCCTGGTCCGGGTCGTTGTGCTCGGTCCATCCGCAGTCCGGCCCGTCATGGACCTCGAGGAACTGGGCTCCCATGTCGTCCAGGGCGGTGCGGGCGCCGCCGGCGTTGGCAGTGGACACCGTCTGCCAGGACAGGGCGGCTCGGGCCCAGGAGTGGACGGGATGGCGGGCGTCGTTGGCGTAGATGACGGTGCCCAGTGGGTGATCGGCGCGCAGCCGGTCGGCGTCGAAGGCGGCGCCGCGGGCGGCGTCCTGCGCTGCGCGGAGGAAAGCGCGGGCGCGGCGCAGGGCTTCGCGGATGCGTCCCATGAGGTCGACGTAGTACTGGGTGGTGATGGTGGTGATGGCCTGCTGGTGTCGGGTTGTCCACGTCCAGCGGCTGGTGGAGCGGTCAGCGCGCTGCAGCATCGCCAGGGCGCCTTCCCGATAGACGAGGGGCAGGTCGACGCTGGCCCATCGCTCTGCGAACGCGGCGACTGCGGCGTCGAACATGGCAAGGCCGCGCTGGAAAGCGGCGACGGCCGCGCGGATCGCCGAGGTGGCGCCACGACCGGGTCGAATGCGGGACAGGGCTGCGAGGAGTCGTTCCTGTGCGGTGGTGAGGATGCTCCAGGCCGCGGTGAGGCGGCTGGTGGCGTCCGTGATGAAGGCGAGGAGGCGGGTGCGCAGGGAGCGGGTGCGTGTGGGGGTGGTCATCGGCGGGGCCTCTCGACGAGGCGGACGATCGACCATCCGGGGTCGGTGTCGTTGTCGCTGGTGTCGTCGGCGGGCTCGTCGGGGGCGGGCGGCGCGTCCGCGGACTCGAGGAGAGCGATCTGCCGTTCGAGGGCCTTGATGTTCTCGGTGTAGGCGACGGATACGACGGAGCTGATGTTGACGCTGGCCGGCTGGTTGTTGATCAGGTCGGCTTTGCGCTGGTTGAGGGTTTCGATGGCGACGGCGCGGGCTTTGCCGAGGCGGGTGTAGCGGGTGTCGAGGTCGGCGAGGTTGGTTGCGGTGCCGAGCTGGGCGAGCAGCCAGCTGCGTGTGGCTTCGTCCACTGCGGCCTCCGGTTGGTGCGGGTGGGAAGGGGGGTGTGGGTGCGGGCCCTGAGCGCCCCTGCCGGGGCCCGCACCCGTGTGTCAGCTGCCGTCGCCCTCGTCGGCGGCTGACTTCCGGCCCCGAGCCGGTCGGTTGGCCGCGCGCTTGGCGGCCGGCTTGTCGCCCTCGGCTTCAGCGTTGGAACCGGAGTCGGTGCCAGAGTCTGCGCCCTGGTCGTTTCCCTGGTCGCCGTCGCTGGCCTGGGCCTTCTTTGCGGCGGTTGGCAGCCTGCCGTCCACCCATGCGGCCGGGTTCGTCACCAGGGCCGCCAGCCGGGCCGGGGGGTTGGTCCCCGGCTCCAGCGTCACGGTCTGATGGGTTTCCGGGTCGTTGACGTACACGGTGCTCGCGAGCTGGGCCATGGGTCACCACACCGTCGCGGCGATGTGGATGTCCGGGGTGTACATAACCGGCATGGCGGCTGCGCTGCCCTTGGTCCACACCTGGACCGGGTCGTCCTGATAGCCGCTGGTGACGATGATGCCGGGGGCTTCCTCGCGGTCGATGGACGGGTTGCCGCCGCTGGAGAGGACGATGCCCTCTGCGGTGAGCCCGTACTGGGTCTCTGCCATCTGTCGGGCGTCCGGCGGAAGCATCAGGTACAGGTTCTCCGGCAGCGGGCGCTTCTGGGTGCCGTCGTCCAGGTCGATGCTCACGTCGTAGTCGACGATCGGCGGCAGGTTGTACTGCGCCCGCACCACGTCGACGTCCGCCGGGGAGAGGACCGCGGTCGGTGTCGCGCTCGGGCTGACCGATCGGTGGAATGCCGCCCGGTAGGAGTCGTTGGCCATGGCCAGCGCCTTCGTCTTGTACGAGGTGACGACCCGGGCCGGGCGCGGGGCTCCTGTGGATCGCAGGTACTCGATCCAGCGGAGTTCGTCGGCGAGCATGTCGGCGGTCGGGTCGGTCCAGGCGGTGGGTGCGGTGGGCATGTTGCCGGCGGGGACCTTGTGATCGGCCTCTAGGGTGAGGCCGTTCTCGCCGACCAGGGTGAACTTTCCGTCGGTGAGGATGTCGCCGGCGGCGAGTTCCATGCGGGACTTGACGCCGAGGACGTGGTCGGCGGCGTCGTTGTAGATGTTCTGGACGAGGTCTTCGCCGTCCATGCCGCGCTGCACGTTCTGGAGGATGGTTTCCAACTCGCCGACGATGAACTTCTGGCCGAGCGGGAGGAGCTTGCCCT